CAGTTCGCTTTGCTGATATTTCTCTTTTATGGCTAACCTTTCTTTCTCAGCTTTTTCAAGGGCTTTCTTCTCCTCGTCTGTCAGTCGGGTGGTGCCGATAGTTACATCAGTGGAATTTGATATTTTCCTGATATCCGCAATCTGTTTTTCCAAAGAAGTCACTTTAGTTACTTTATCCAGATATTCATTCCAGGTTTTTGTCTGTTCCTCGCTGAATTCGGCATTTGTCTTTTCCAGTCCAAACGCCTGTTTGAAGAATGAAGCATCTCCCATATCTTTCCATAATTGCTGGTTCTCATTATAGAATTTATTCCTTAAGGACTGTTGCTTTGATAACTCCTGCTCCAAAATGGCAATTCTTTCATTTTTGGCTTTTTCCAATGCTGTCGTTTCGTCATTCCCGGCCTTCAGATATTCATCTTTCAAACGGTTTATGGCAATAATCTCAGATTTTATGGATTCCTCCGCATAAGGGGATGCTGCTCTCTTGGCTGTTTCAACTTGCTTATCCGCAAGTTGTTCCGCGTTCATTAGCCATTCATTTATTTTGCGTATGCCATTTGTTGCCATGTCGATAAAATCCTTCATGGCTCCGGTATTGTCCATTATAGTCAGCATCAAAGATTCCCAGGCTGATGATAAGTTATACAATGCGCCTTGTACATTGTTTCCCATAGTATCGGCCATTTTATTCAAGTCATCTTCCACTCCTGTAATCTGGTCACGGAGAGGAACGATCTTGTCTGATGCAGTCAGAAAGGCGTTAAAAGCTGCCACACTTCGTTTATCGGTCATTTCCAGTGTGGAATTCAGATCAATCCCTTGTTCTTTTAATCTTTTCAATCCGTCAACCAATTCCGGTAATGTCTTAACCGGTCCACCAAGAGCTTGTGCTAATTTACCACTGCCATCAGCTAAATTCAGTAATATATTCCGGGTGGCTGTAGCCGACATGGAAGCATCAAAACCTGCGTCTGCCAGTTTGCCCAATAAGGCCAATGTGTCTTCTATTGTGAAGTTGAAGGCCTTGGCAACAGGTCCGACGATGGGCATTGCTGTCTGAAGGTAGGAAAAGGAAAGGGCGCTCTTGGTTGTTGCGACAGCCATTGCGGATACGTACCGTTCCGTTTCTTCCGTATCAGCCCCGAACATACGTAGAGCCGCACCAGCCAAAGCAGCAGCTTCCGGCAATTCAGCACCAGTAGCCTGGGCAAATTTCAGCACTCCTTCGGTCATATCAAGTATCTCTGTCTTGGAAAAGCCTAATTTGGATAATTCTATTTGCAGGTTGGTCGCTTCTGAGGCGGTGTATTTTGTCGCCTCTCCCAAACGCCTAGCATCTGCTGTCAAGTCTTTTATCTCTCCTTTGGTCGTACCCAATATGGCAGCGAGCTTACTGTTTGCCGCTTCAAAATCAATAGCTGTATTAACTCCTTGTCTGATAGCTCCTGTCAGCTTTTGAATTCCTGCAATAACCGCTTGAGCACCTAGCATTCCTTTGATCATACTGCCGACACCGATTGTTACTTGGCTTATTCCGCTGTTGAAGCTTGTTTTCAACAGATTGCCCGTACTTTTAGCAATGATTCCCATGTTCTTCATGGCGGAATTACCTCGTTGAATCTCCATCCATGCACGTTTTATGGATTCGGTATAATCACCAACAGTCATTTTCTGCTGGGTGTACCGGTCAGAATTACGCTTCACATAATCAGTATTAACCCCGATGGTGGAGTTTAGACGTCCGATAGTCTGGATATATTCCTCATCCGTGTCCCGTACAAGTTTCACAGCCTTGCGCAACAGCCTGTTCATGTCGTTAGCTTCCTGAATGCTATGGATTTCCTTGTAAGTGGCGGCAATGGCATCAGTTATAATCTTTTGACGCTCCTGTTCTGTTACGTTGGCAGATTTTTTAGCCGTATTCGAGGCTCTTTGAGCCTTTTCAACTGTAGCCTCTGCTTTGGCCAGTTTCTCCAATGATTCGGCATTTTTTTTGCTGGCATCGGTAAGCTTCTTCATCTGTGTGGCTGATAAGTTGCCACTCTTGATTTGTTCATCGAGGCTTTTGGCAACTCTCTCAGCCAATTCAGATTGTTTTTTTAATGCTGCATTCAAATCATTGGTCGCACCGTCAGCTTTTTTAGCCTGGGTTATAATGACAGCGTTTAGCTTGTCCAAGTCACCGACAACTTCGACATTCATTTTTAATCCTTTAGCCAGTTCCTTGGCTGCGTCGCCGTAAATAGACTTTACTTTCTCTATTTCCTGACCAAGCTGTTTTACCTGTTCTATTTCTTTCTCATCAACAAGATCGGTTATCTTTAATTCTGCCATAATTACAAATAATGTCTGTATTCTACAATCGTGCCTTTTATCTCTGTGCCCAGTCGGTCAAATGAGTAACTGCCGTCAGCTTTCAAGTAGATGACATAAATACATTCGTCCAGCATGGCCGCTTTACGGGCGAGTTCACTTACACGTTCAAGTTCACTCATTTCTTTTTTTATCTTACAACCGCATGACATGATAATATTATTTATATCCACATTCTTTGAAAAAATTCTCAATCCATGGTCTGAGGTGCATTATGATGAAGTATTCCTTTGCGGAAGAGCCTAAAGCGAATATATTGTCACCATATTTCTTTTGGATATCGGGACCGTCTATAAATCCTTCCGTAAATACGCTCATACTCCTGTTCAATCTTTCCAACCTGATGCTGTCATAGAAAGTACCGGTAATGAAAAGGTTGGGAATCTCAGAAGGGCGCGGGGGCAGGTTTAACAGAAAACTGACTACCGGAGGTGTGATTTTTTCTTTCCATCGCTTGTACTTTTCAGGCTTATTCTGCCAGGGACCCGGCTCATTGAAATAAGGATCGTTGTCATAAGTAGGGCTCAGACATCTGTCTGTTCCGTCCATACCGCTATATAACTGTTCCTGAATACAGTCTCTGATAATGCTCTTGTTTGTATCCATGCAGTTCAGACATTCCTCTTCAAGTCCGGCGGCTATGGCATTGATTGTTTTTGATACTTCATATATGTTTGCCATAAATTAAAGATAAGGCCGGACAATGACGTCCGGCCGGGTTGTCAATCTTCTTTCGTAGCTTCCTTCCCCACAATCTTATCGTAGGTGTCAGAGAGCATCTTTTTGCGTGATGCCTCTTTGCGGTCTTGCCATAATACTTTAATGTGTCTTTCAATGAACTCTTCCTTTGTCATGGATTTTACAGCGTTCTCTACAAATGTCACTCCTTCGATTTTCATACCTGCTCGATATATTTGATATTGTTTTCAAATAGGATGGAAGGTGCCTTTAGAGATGGAGTTCCGGAATCTTTCGGAGTAATGGTCAGCACACCGTCAGCGTAAGTAGCGGTTGTTGCATTATCCAGCACTTCAGCGGCTTTGTCTGCTATGAGTTGTCCGAATTCAGGAGTACGGTCATAAGCACCAATCTTTTCAATAATTTTGTATTTATTGCTGGTCATGCTGACAAGTTCCACACCGATCAGCCCTCTGAGGGAATACTTGGGATCGAATCCTAATTGGATGAAGTCGAAATTCAGCAGGCTGTCTTCAATATCCATGTGGCAGAAACTTATTGTCATTGTTGATTTGGCGCCACTTGCCGGGTATTGGGTTACAGTTGGATAAACAGTGGACATCGGAATACCTGCAAGTAAGTCTGTACCGTCATTATACCCGATAAGCATATAGTCCTTGTTCCAGAAATAGACGTCCCATTCCCTGTTTGTTGCTTTCAATAGTTGTGCGTTCAGCACTTCATCAAAGCCTGCCAGAGTGAATGTATCCGTTTGTGCATTGAGTCCGTTAAACTGGTTGGGACCATATCCGACCGCGCTTATCTGGGCCTCTCCGCCGTTTTTTGCATATTCGAAAAACGGGGAGATTGGATAAATCCGGCCGGGGCGGTCCGCATGGCACATCTCTGCCAATTTTTCTGCTGTAACATCATCAGGAAGTTTTGTTCCCGGTTCGACCAAAATCGCTCCTTTAACTTTTGACCAGTCAATCT